ATTGAGGCGCTACTAGCTGGCGGCTTTATTAAAGTATCCGCACCTAAGCCCGTAAAAAATGCTAAAAAAGACATAGACACAAACGAGGAGTAACCCCATGGCCACAACAACTTATCTCAGTAATCCGGACGTTATAATTGCGTCAACAAATTTGCGGGACCAATGTACAAGTGCCGTGCTAACTCAGACCGTAGAGGCCCTTGAGTCCACGGCATTTGGGGATTTAGCAAGATTTATGAGCCCGGGCTTGCAGTCAAATGAATTAACGCTAACGCTTTACATGAGCTATGCAGCAACAGAAACTTACGCAACATTGGCAAGTCTTGTTGGTACGCAAGTAACCGTTATTGTGTCGCCAGCTGCACCAGCAACGCCCGGAACTTACTCGGCAACCAATCCCGGTTTTACTCTGACAGGCACCTACCTAGAGTCTTTGCCAGTCATTAACGCAACCATGGGCGAATTGTCAACTATTGACATTACGTTTACTGGCGGCTCATACTCGGTAGACGTTTCCTAATAACGGCCTCAATACGGCCCGACACGAAAGAGGCAAGTTATGCAGCTAACCCTAAAAGTTGAGCTACCCGACAACACGTACACGGTTACAACCAACCTTTACGTTGTTGTGGCATGGGAGCGCAAATTTAAGCGCAAGGCGTCCGACATGGCCAATGGCATTGGCATAGAGGATTTAGCCTATTTAGCGTTTGAGGCGTCTAAGTTAAACAAAATTGTTGTACCGGCAGAGTTTGACAACTTCATTAAACAGCTTGTCAACATTGAGGTTGTCGAGCAAGAGCAACCAAGTTTTACCGAAGCGGCACCTACAGACGCCAGCTAGCCGAGGTGCTAGTAGCTGTCGGTTGGTGGCCGCCTAATATCCCGTTTGAGCTACAAGACTTGCAGACGGTGGCTAAAGTGTTGACAGAGGCACACAAAAAAAGGTAGCGACGCTATGGGCATAACCGGACAAGTAGACGTATACGGGGTGCAAGCGGCGTTGAGAGAGTTAAACGACATTGACCGCAAAATTAGGCGGCAAGTGACTAAAGACATTAAAACCGTTGGCGACCAAATTGTGCAAGACGCGCGAAGCATGGTGCAAAGCCAATCGCGTAGCCAAGGTGCCCCGTTGTCGGGTATGCGTCGCGGCTCGCTTATTCGTGACCGTGCAGCGGCTTGGGATTTATCCGAGGTGCAAAAGGGCTTAGGTATTAAAGTTGGTGCTCGAGCTACTCGCGAAAAATACGTGAATTTTAATCAAGGCGGTTATACCCGGCAGGTTGTGTACGGTGCGAAGCCATACCAGCTAATGGTTGTGCAGCAAAAGAGCTTTGCGGGCGCTATTTATGACCACGTGGGTATTGGCATTAGCGGTATACGCAATTCTAATTTTATTGGAAGCCTTAACTCTAAAGCCTCTATTGGTACTGCACCGCGTGTTACTAACAGAGCTGTAGAAAACAACCGCGAAGAGGTAACCGCCGAGCTACTAAGCATTGTGGGTAAAGTTATGCAACAGACAAACCGTAATTTGGTGGTGACCCGTGGCAATTAACATACCGATTTTAACAAGTTTTAGCGGCAAGGGTGTTGCCGACGCTCAACGCGAATTTAAAAGCCTGACTACCACAACCCAAAAAGCGGGCTTTATTTTGCAGCGCGCGTTGCTGCCAGCTGCCGCGGCTATCGGCACGATTACACAAGTTATTGCCCCGGCTATTCGTGCGGCCTCAGACTTTGAAGAGGCAACCAGCAAGGTAAACGTAATTTTTGGGCGGGCGTCCAAGAGCGTTAAAGACTTTGCCAATACTGCCGCTCGAGAGCTTGGCCAGTCTAAACAATCGGTGCTCGACGCTGCCGGTGCTTTCGGCACATTTGGTAAAGCTGCCGGGTTGGCTGGCGAGGATTTAAGCACGTTTACAACCGACTTTGTAACGCTGTCTACTGACCTAGCCTCGTTTAACAACACAAGCCCCGAGGAAGCCGTACAGGCCATTGGCGCGGCCCTACGTGGCGAGGCAGAACCTCTACGCCGTTTTGGTGTATTGCTTAACGACGCCACCTTAAAAGCCGAGGCAATGAACCTTGGCATTTACGACGGTAGCGGCGCATTAACAGCACAACAAAAGATTTTGGCGGCACAATCCGCTATTTACAAACAGACAGGCGACGCGCAAGGCGACTTTGCTAGGACAGCCGACAACCTCGCAAACAAACAACGCACCCTTAGCGCGTTGTTTAAAGATTTTCAAATTCAACTAGGTCAAAAACTATTGCCAGCGGCAACCGATTTTGCTAATGGCTTGGTAAAAATTAGCGACGCGTTTAGCAATATGCCTACCCCGGCACAAAAGGCAATAGACAAACTAAATTTATTTGCAAAAGTAGCGTCAAACATTAACCCGCTTATTGCCCTTACAAACGCAATACAGGCTATTGGCTCGGGCATGTTTGAGGCCGAAAAACAAACAGGCGCATACAACCAAGAAATGGGCCGGTCAAACCAAGCACAAATGCGTATGGCCGACGCTGCTGGCGAGTTTAATAAAAAGTTTAAAGAAACCAAAACAGACGTGGGCGGCGCTAAAAAAGAGGTGGAGAGTTTTGCCGAGGCGCTTAAAGACAAACTTAGCGAAGCTGTAGATACCGCTAAAGACAAGCTGGCCGACGCGCAAGGCGAATTTAACGATTTTGCTACCAAAGTAAGCGACGCCGTAAAGGGTGCCCTTGACTTTAACGCCGCGCTCGAGGCTGGCGACTACGGCTTTAAAGGCTTTTTAGACGCCCTACGTGGGCAAGTACGTGGCATTGTCGAGTATTCCACTAACCTTGGCAAAGCCTTGGAAATGGGTTTAAGCCAAGACGCATTGGGCTACGTAATGGACGCTGGCAATGTCGCGGGCGCCGAAATAGCGTTAGAGCTTGTAAAGGGCGGGCAAACCGCTATAGACGAAACCAACGCGCTTGTAGAGGCCGCACAACGGGCAGCCGACAAGGTAGGACTACAAGCCGCCAACAATTGGTACAAGACAGGCGTAGACCAAGCAACCTTTATTGTTAACGGGCTTGAGGCAGAGCTAACCAAATTAACGCCAAAACTTATGGCCAAAATGGACGAGATAGCCGCCAAGCTCAAGCGCTCGGTAAACATTGACGTAACCGTAACCGAACGTGTAAACCGCATTGTTTCCAGTATTAGCAGCTCGATACCTAAAATGGCCGACGGCGGCATAGTGACCGGGCCAACGCTTGCCATGATTGGCGAGGCAGGCCCCGAGGCTGTTATCCCATTATCGCAAATGGGCAACATAGGCGGTAGCGGCGTAACAATTAACGTGGCTGGCGGGTTGTCTACTAGCGCCGAAATAGGGCAAAGTGTTGTTAACGCGTTGCGGGCGTATTCGCGTACCGCTGGCCCGCTGCAATTAAACGTGGCATAACATGGCTGTTGCTGTAGTCCAATCGGGCAACTATGACCTACAAATAGCGACAGGTTTCCAGCTCAACGCGTTTACGCTCGACGACGCTACGCGCGGAGTGCTCAACAATACCGAGTACGTGTTGGACGGTATAGGCGAATTTGCAAGCGTTTTAGACGGTGCGCTAAACGTCAACGTACGACGTGGACGACGCGACCAAGGCGACACGTTCGGCGCTGGCACCATGACCTTTACGCTCGACGACACGCTAGCTAATGGAGTTTTTAACCCGTTTAATACGGATAGCCCATTTTATGACCCGGCCACGGCACAACCCGGGCTAGCACCAATGCGCGAAGTACGGTTACTACGCTACGACAGCACAAACACGCCGCAATTCATTTTTAACGGCTACATAGTCAACTACGACTACAACTTTGCCCTTGGCGGTACTGACACGGTAGAGGTTTATTGTGCCGACCAATTCTATTTGTTAAGCCAAACCGTATTAAACGAGCTCAACGTAGACCCCGAAACCTCGGGCGAGCGCATAGAAACCGTCTTAAATTTACCCGAGGTAGCGTTTCCAGTAGCGGCCCGTAACATTGCTACAGGCACCGTAAACCTTGGCCACGCCGCCGCCTACACCGTGCCAGCCGGTACCAACGTACTTAACTACCTAACACAAATAAACGACACCGCCGAATTTGGGCGGCTTTTCATGTCTCGAGCAGGCGTTCTAACTTTTCAAAACCGAATAGGCAACACGTTGGCGGGCAGCTCGGCAGACTTCCACGACGACGGCGCACCCGGCACAATTAAATTTACGGGCGTAGGCATATCGTTTGAAGCCGACCAAGTGATAAACCGCGCCGTAGTTACAGGCTTAGACGACAAAACCGCTACCGCTATAGACGCTGGCAGCATTGCCACGTACTTCATACAAACCACCAACATTGGCAACAGCCTTTTACATGAGCAAACAGCCATAAACGACGCCGCCGACTATCTATTAAACGGCCAACCCGAGGCCCGCTACACGTCCGTCGAAACGTCGTTTACCGTGCTAACAGCTGCACAACGCGACACGGTAGCGACCCTCGAAATTGGCGACACCATTACCATAGAAAAGACTTTTACCACGGGCAACACAACCAGCGAGCTAGCCCAAGAGCTAGCAATAGAGGGCATAGAGCACCGCCTAAATTTTGCTACCGGGCATAGCGTTTTAATTAGTACCAGCCCTACAACGATTGTGTACGAATTTATTTTAAACGACGCCGTTTACGGAATTATTGGAATAACCGACCCGCAACCCGTTTTAGGATAAAGTAAACCCATGGGCGCAAACGCAACAACCTCAGTACCGGTGTACGCAAGCGGCGAGGTATTGACCGCTGCCAATTTAAATATCACTAATAGCGGCATACCCGTTTTTGCCGACAGCACGGCGCGCACGGCCGCGTTTGGCGGTACGGGCGAAAAAGTTTTGGCAGAGGGCCAGTACGCGTATTTGGAAAGTGATAACAGCACTTCATTTTGGGACGGCGCGGCTTGGCAGTCTGTTGGCGTTACGCCGGGTCTAGTGCGTGTTGGTGGCGGCACATTGTCAGGTTCAACTACAACTTTTTCCAATGTTTTTAGCGCAACGTACGACAATTATTTGGTGTTGTGTTCTAATTGGGGTACTGCTGCTGAATGGGATTTTTATTTAGATGGGCAAACAAGCGGTTACACATACGGAACAACTTTTTTGACTACCAGTTCAACAGGTTTTCAATCAGGTTCAGCGAGTGCTAGTGCTATTCGTGTTATTGGTGGTGTTACAGCAGGCACTTTGTGTTCAATTTTGTTAGGTAATCCGTTTGCTTCAGCAAGAAAATACTTTCAATATTACAATGTGACAACTGCTTTGTATAACGGCTTTGCAACAAACTCATCAACAACATCACGCACAGGCTTAGTGTTCGCTGGCTCAAGCATGAGCGGAACAGTTGACATTTACGGATACTCAAAGGCATAACATGACGAAACAACAGATACGCATTATTGACGGCGACACCGTTACCGACCGTGACATGAACGCCGACGAGTTGGCTATTTGGCAAAAAATACAAGCCGAAGGCGCTGAACAAGCCGCTGAACAAGCCGCCAAAGCCCTGCAACGGCAAGCAGTCCTAGACAAACTTGGACTAACAGCAAATGAAGCCGCCGCGTTACTGGGCTAAATATGCTGCACTCGTTTTTATGGTTGCAGTTATAGCGGCGGTGCTTAATGGTTGCACAATTTCTAAACAAAATACTACGTACCAATGTTTTACGAAAGCGAGTTGCGACAATGGCTAAAACACCTGAACAACATCACGCAGGGCTAATTGTTTTTGTAGGCCGTCTAATGGCCGTGTGTTTTACAATTACCATATTTGCATTTTTGGGCGGCATTTTGTTTGTAGACCAGCCAATGGAACAAGCCCCAACCGACGCGCAACTAATTGACCTGCTATCCACGCTGCTTGTATTTCTTACTGGCACACTTAGCGGCCTTGTCGCGTCTAACGGCCTTAAAAGCAAAACCCAACAGCCTGACCAATGACCGTTGCTAAAGCTAAGCCGGGTGTTGCTGGCGCTCGAGATTACATAGGCAACGCCGACGGGGCAGCACCCGCGCCACGTGCCGGCACTAATGCTTGGATTAAATGCGCGATTAAGTACAGCGGCAAAAGTTTGTGGGATAACGGCTCATGGGGCCAACGCGACATGCGAGGCAAACCCGGCAGCTTGTCGGTACATGCCACAGGCCGCGCCATGGATTTAAGCTGGCGCTACATGGCAGACAAAAACAAGGGCGTAGAAACAGGCCGCAAAACGTCGCTTGAGTTTATTAACAAGGTTGCCGCCAACGCGAACGCGCTAGGCGTACAAGCAATTTTGGATTACTTTCCAAAAGATTTTGGGCGCGGCTGGCGTTGCGACCGCCAAGCGTGGACGAAATACACCAAGGCCGAAATACACGGCGCACCGGGCGGCGATTGGTACCACGTCGAGATATCGCCAACCATGGCAGACAACCCGCAAGCCGTCGAAGCCGCGTTTTTATTGGTGTTTGGGGATAATCCACCAACCGCGTAGCACCTTGCACTACCGTTGGACTACCGACGGAAAGCTAGAGGTACCTAATGACAG